TTCTCCGTTGGTTATTTTGTATATGAATCCGATAGTACCTTCTGGCATATCTGATATCTCTGTTATACATTTTCCTTTATATGTCCATCCCATAGTTAAAAATCTTGAAATCATTATAATACCTCTCCCGTACCCAATCTTTCATCCATTCTTTTTCATAAAAAAATTTGTAATAATTTTCTTGTTTTAAATTTGGATGTTTTTCGTAAATGGAATTTTTATTTAAATGAGGAATCTTTTTATTTATTTGTAATTTACTAAATAACAATGATGTATCTTTTTGCAGGTTTTCATATTTTCCCAAAAAAGATAATTTTGTAGTATCATCATCTGTTGTTAGAAAGTAATTTTGAGGAAGCATCCACAATTCATTTACGTTTGTATTTTTTAAGAAATGCTCAAATGACATTTCTTTATTATATTTTCGTTTAGTATGAAAATAAGCCGAAACTGTTCTTGTAAAAGGATTTCTTACAAATGAAAATATAAAATAATCCTTTAAATGAGATATATACCTAATACTTTCGTGGCTAACTAAGCTTTCCGTAGTTGGGTACTGATTTAAAACATAACTGATAGATGTGCCAGCTGTTTTAGGTATATGGACGAATGCCCACTTATTCTCATGATTTACGAGTAAAGACAAGATTTAGTGTATTAGCGAGATACTGAATCTGAGTATTTTTTCTCGTTTAATTTTCCACCTCTAGCTTTAGCTAGATTTTCTTCATTTCTCAAATCTTTTCCACCATCTAATTCGATAGGTGTTTTATCCTTATCTTTTCCTTGAGGATATTTTGCGAATTCTGATTTGTTGTATAGTTCTTCTATTGATGCCATAATTTAGTATCTCCTTGTTATTATATAAATATAGATTAAGTATCGAAACGAACAATAAAGTTCATATCATAGTCTGGTAAATTCTTTATAGGTGTTGGTAATTTTGCTACTGCAACCATATCTCCAGCATCATCATATAACCCAATAGTACTTATGTATGTGGTTATAAATGAACCAGTAGGGTCTATGGATGCAGAATCATAGTAATCATTCCACGAACCACTTACCGTAGTATCAAAGGAACCTGTAAAGAACTCCTTTCGTTTTATATCCGATACTTCTTTAATTTTTCGAATACCTGCAGGAAAGTAATTACGTCTTCTTGTGATTGGATGTTTATATGTTCGTGCTACGGTTACATCAACAGCTGATGGATTTTGTGAATAATTGAATTCACCTGCTTTTGCTGTAATTAAAATTTCGTTTTCATATATAGTTTGAGTACTTCTATAATTCATTTCATAATTTGTAATACTTGGAATATTATTAAAAATTATTACACCATCTCCATAAAAAATGTTTCCATATTTTTGTATATCGATTTGAATACCATCAAAATCTAATTCAACAGGAAATGTTATTTGAGAATTTTCCAAATCTATTTGAGTCACAAGTACCGAATCGGTATCCGAACCAAATGTTAGAATAGCTATTCCTGAATCTAAATCAATTGAAGTTATTGTTCCAACAAATATATCTCCTTCATTATCTGTTATGGTTATAGTAGCTAACTCCAAATCAATATTAGTAATTCCATACAATGGAACATTAGATACTATATTACTATTACCATCATCCGCAAAAATAAGTCCAGTATCTTTATCAGTAAGGGTTAAAGTCTTTTTCTTAATTCCTTCCCCATACTTAGTTTGAGGTAATGATAAAACATAAATGGTATCAGATACTCTTCGTTCAGTAGCTATATTAGCAAAATTTTCTATTTCACCAAATACTGTAAATGGATTTGCAGATTGATTATAGTATTTATTTTGTATAGATTTATAAAGTGGATAAGTATATACACCATTTTGTGTATTAAAAGAAGACGTATCAAATAAACCAGATTCATTTGAAGCTGATATAAACGGATAACTAGATTCATCTACTGTCCATTCTTTGAAAACTTGGAAAGGTCTTTTGTTTATACTTGCCTTAGGTACGTTCTTTATCATATATGATTTACTCCTTTATATAAATATGTGTTTAACAAAAAACCCCACTTGTAGTGGGGTATAAAGAAAGAGCTCCTTCTTTAAGTTTTTCGTGAACATTAAAGTTTGCAACCTCGAATGTTCTTGTTTATTTATTAAAAGTCAAGTTTTACTTTAATTAGAACTTCTTTATCAAATGATTTAGCAACTGGTTGTGATGTTTTAGCCACTGCAATCATTTCATTTGAATCACTAAACAAACCAATAGTTGTAATAAATGTTCTAGGGTCTTTTTCAAAAGAAGGTTCCGTAAAACTTCCATCTGTAGCAGATGAGAAAGTTGGATTGTTAGAAAAGTTAAATTCTCTGTTTGTTGCTCTTATAAAGTAATGTGATGTAGAAACATTTTCTGTTCTTCTTGCTTCGAAATCATTTCCACCCTTAATAGCATTGTGTAGTAAAAACTGATTCTTACCTTCAAAGGTAACACCACTTACAAGTGATGAACCATCAACAGATGCACTGTTAGCAGATGTTCCAATTAAATCATGTACAGCAACAGGGTTAAGTACAACCAAACCTTGGTCTGGATAAAATAATCCAAATCCTTGTCCATTTGAAGCTGTTAGTGTATTAACGGTTGCTTCTGATTCAGTTCCTAAATTAAGTGAACCACTACATACGTTAAATACTCTACCTGCTTTACCAACTGTATCTGAGAATTTTTTACCACTATCATCAATTAAAGTTGAGATTCCATTAGAACCACTTATTTTTAATGACCAGTTTCCTGCATCCATCTTTTCCTTATAACGAGCACGAGCTACATTGATTACATAGATATCATCCGAATCATGTGTTCCAGCTGCAGAAGATGAAAAGAAAGTAAATTTACTATCATCTTGGTCTAAAAGAATTGATTTATATTGAGCATAAGTTGCTTTTGTTGCTAATGTTGATGAATCCGAATTCGATAATGATACAGAACCACTAGCCAATCTATGTCCATAAGCAACTGCATATTGAACAGCTGCTGATGTATCAGTTGCTGGGTCTTTATCATATACATTTAAGTAATAGTTTGAACTTGCTGCTGATGCCTGAGTTGATGAAGTAAAGAAAGTATTTAAACTTCCAGTATCTCCACTCCAAAGACCAGTAGTAACAACTTCTACTTTACCTGTAATTTGGTCAAATTCTCCAAATCTTTTGTAGATACCTCTAGCGACTCCACCACCAGTTGCACCCAACTTATCACCACCAGTCAAATACTGATTGATGATTTTTGTTAAATCTTCCGAAGCTATTCTACCAGTTGCATTAGATAAATAATTACCTAACTCGGTGGTTAAATTACTTCCTGCTTGTCCGTCTATTTCTGCCATTTTTTATTTATCCTATTTTTTATGTTGGTTGTATATAAGTAACTGTTACTGGAATAGTCTGTGAACCACCAGTTTCGTTACCATATACAGTTATCGTTGTTGAAATATTTGATGTAATCTGTGGGTTTGGTATGAACACAAAATCTAATCCTGTTTCAATAGCTGCAGTTGCTGTAAGTTCTTCACCTAAGAAACTTGGTACAGCAGCTCTTCGTGCTCCTTTACCTACAACAGTACCTGCATTCTTATTAGAAAGAATTATAGTATATCCACTTCTTCTATTACCACTTGGTGAAGTAGTTGGTGACAACTGTACTTGACCTGAGTTTTGATTTACTGAAATTGAAGGGACACCAAATTCTACTTTAGGAATTCTAGTAGTATTCTTTGGTAGAGTTACCAATTTATATCTCAATACTTGAGTTTCATCGGGTGAAGCTTCAGTAATTGGAATAGCTTTGATAGCGGCATCATAATATGCACTTCCTTTTGGATGTGCTGGTTCGTAAAGGGTATAATCTATTTCATCATCACCCAAAGCGAACTTTGTGATGTTTAAACCATCACCAGCTGCTAACTTCTCTCTACCCTTCTTTGTAAGAATTGCATCTACTGTGATTTCTGTGTTATCTAAATAAGCCATAATTTAAATTCCTTGTTAATGTTATTCAATATATAAATATAAGCATTTCGTAAAATTAAATAATTAAATCAATTTTATAAAATTAATCAACCTCCAATATAGGTTCCCCACTACCTCTTCCTGTATCAGAAACTCTAAGAGTATTCGGATTAGTACTGAATGTTAATATAGGTGAACTACCATCGATGGTAGTTGATGCTGTTTGTTTAGACCCTTTAAAGAATGAATTTTCCAATCCACTCGTTAGGTCTCCTGTATTTCTGTAATGTGTTGGAAAGTACCCATCTAATGGAGTTGCAGATACTATATTAGTTCCACTTGGTGCGGATGATTCATTTCCATCTGAACCAGTGAATGGTAATATACTAACTTTATTTCTATATTTAGTTTGTGATACAAATTCTCTTCCTCTCGATGAATCATTTGAATCTATGTTCTGTGGTACATCTTCTGTATAGGATTCTTTTACTAAGAATACTTTAATTCGTTCTTTTACAAAATTATTATTTTTATCAATTTTTGTTCTTACTGAATTTGCATTATCTGCGTACAATCCAAATCCTGCAACAGATACAGAATCAGGGTCGTTTCCTATTTGTTCAAATATACCACTTTTAAAAGAACCTTGTAATTCTGTTTCGAATTCACAATTAATTGAAAGATTTAGATTAGATATTTCTCCATGAGCATTTATATTATGTTCCGTTGAAATGACACCAGAGTATCCAACATTACTTCCTACTAATTTTGAAAATTCTTGATTATCTATTGTTGCAGTAAATTGTACATTTTCTCCACTTAATGAAGTTTCTTGAGAAGAAGTTATTACACCCAAATATTGATTATTTGTAGCTAATACACCAACTGTTATATCAATATTACTTTCATAATCATTTCTGATAGCGATTGCTGGTTTCCATTGAGTTTTACTTCTCTCTAACATATGAGGTTCTATCAATAAACCACTTGATACTTTTGCTCTTGCAGGTACCAACGATTCCAATACATCAAATAATGATTTATCAATATATCTTACAAGTTGTATGTATTCATAAATGTTTAATGAGTACCTATCAAAGTAATAATTTCTTAAAGTTTTTAGTTCACCATAATTATCAGAATATTCATCCGATGGATTTCCAATATAGTTATCTATATTAAATGAACCAAGTGATTTTAAGATATCCATGTTCACCTCCTTAGTTGGAGAGAAAAACAATCCTAATTTATCAGAATCAAGAGGAGCATTATCAAATGATTTTTTAGTTGCTCTTGTTCTGTATGATAATTCTGTTATTTTTTCTTGAGTTTCAAATCTAATTTTATTACCTATACTATTTCCACTAGATGGTACATCAGCTGTTACTGTTCTATCATATGAAGTGTAATTAAATGGATATGAAACAATTGATTCAAAATTTGTTGCTTCTGAACCTGTACAATATGTTGTTATTAATGCAACATTTTTTATATCTTTAGAAATACCTCTGTTTTTTGGATATTCAAAATCATGTCTTAATATTAAATCAGTTGTGGATGATGATATATGATTTCCATCAATAGCATCTGGTAGTAAAGCATGATTATCTATTCGTGATTCATTCAGAGGAGTTCTCCACAATCTTATTTCATCAATAGATGCAGTTAACGTACTTCCACCAAATTTAAGTTCACTTCCACTAGTCCACCCACTTACACCAGGAACAACCAAACTAGAACTTACATTTGTTCGTAATCTTTCATTAAATCCTTCTTTAGCATAAACAGTAAATACATCGTTTCCACCAGTAGTTTCTTTATTAACAACAATCTGTGTATATTCTTCATTATAAAAAGAACCACTATCAGTTGATGATGTATATAAATTTCCACTACCACTTACTCTAAGTTCTACATACGAAAGTGAACCAGTATCTTTAATTAAATGAAGAGACCATTCGGAACCACTAATAAGTTCTTGGTCTTGTTTTTCACTTGTATTTAATCTTAACTCAATCGAATTAGGATAATCCGTACTAAATGTATTAGAAAATTCTTTCCATTCTACATCAATGGATGAAGAACCACTTATATTAATAGCTGCAGTTCTATCTTCAAATGTAAACTTAGTTTTACCACTTTGAGTTGGGTCTTTTGGCCCACCGAATTCCATTACAGTTAATAATGAAGCAGGAATACCATAACAACTTAATGCGGCTGATATTGCTCTTTTTGTACCTTTGTGTTTATTTAGATATGGTAAGTTGTTTAGTAATCTTCTCCATACTTGATTTTGTCTATCTTTACCACTCATTGATGATACCTGTGTACCATCGGAGTGTTTACCAAAAGCATATTCCCATAGGAATTGAGATTGAACACCCATATCAGCATTCCATCCAAGGGATTCTAACATATGGTAAACTAAATCATTTGCAATTCCAATATCTTTTTTATTTTCAAGTTTTTTAGTTTTTGAAAGTCCATTTATATGGGCCCAAATTGTATCAAAGTGCTGACCAATCATATCAAAAAATAATATAAATTCAGAATTGTTAGTATCTTGCATTATATGAGAAGGCAAGTTTGAAGATAATCTCGAAGTATTAAGTCCATCAAATTCATTAGCAGAATAAACAATTCCATTAAACCATTGTGTAACACTTGAATCAGATGATGCGGATAATTCATTTAACCCAGCACCAGGATAGGTATCTCCACTTAGAGAAGATGATGTATATAAGAATTTTTCAAATGCATCAAACCCATTCTTAACTTCATTACTTTTTACTAGTTGTTTATTAGCCTCATTCATAACACCAACTGAACCAGTCCATTCTGTTGTTCCACTTCCTGATGTTAGTAATGTGTATTTAGAATCATATGCTTCTATGAGTTGTACTTTGTAAAAGAAATTTCTAACTCTTTCTTCCGCAGAAGAATGTCTAATAAATTCTGACCAATTATACTCGGTTACTCCTGATTTTTCTAAATACCCACCTGTCCCACTTTCATTAACGATAGATGATTGTGTTATGAATTCTATATCTAAATTTTCAAGAGAAAAGTTACTAGAAGATACAAATTGATTAATAACATCAGCTGATGTTGATGAACCACTTGATATTAAATCATCTAATATCTGATAACCAATATCATCATTTACTTCTAAATCAAAATTTGGTGTAAGTGGTGTACAAACATTAATAACATCATCTACAATAACAATTTGGTCAACTAATGGTACAGATTGTAATTTAGAAATCCAAACTTTATCATTTGTTGATAATGTTCTTGGTAATGGTTCATATAATTTTAATACAATAGATTTTTCAATATTACTTCTGATTTTTCTATTTGTATTTGGGTCTATGGTAACATTAGATAATGTTTTATCATCAATACCCCAAGTACCTATTAATTTATTATCACCATCACCTAAATGTAAATAATGTGTTAAGAATGGTGAGGTGAAATCATCAAATCCTGTTCTATCTAATTGTCTTTGAAATACTTTTTGAATATCTCGTATAACATTAGCTCTTCTAAGTTTTAAATCACCTTTATCAAATACAACGGTGATTCTTTCCTTCTTACCATCAGTTAACACATCTCCCTCACTATTGTAGGGAACAAGTACAAAATTTAATGCAGTTATATCTCTATTTTGTGATAAGTTTCCACGAGATTTTTTTATTATATTTTGTACATTAAATTGAGCACTACCAGCACTTGGATACTTACCTAAAAATGTTTGATTACTTACCTTTCCAGCATATATGTAAACATAATTAGTATTTATTGATTGCCATGATATATTAAATGGTACATTGTATCCTGCAAAATCTTTACCCTTTATATTTTGGGGATAGTTTATATGAGTAATATCTGGTCCAGGTATATAAGATTTACTACCAACCGAAATAACTACTTTTTCAATATCTCCACTTCCACCTCTTTTAGAAATGGGTTGGAAGTAAGCAGTATATTGACCTATTCCTCCTTGAAAATCTTTTTCAGTTAATGTTACCGTACCACTTACTGGGATTGTTCTTTTTACATTACCAATACTATAAACTACCGATTCAGCGAATCGTGTAGTATAATTAATTGTAATTGGTTCTGGATTAGATATATTAAATACAGCACTAGTTCTATCTACTTTTAATGTAGGTTCCGAGGCCTCATTTCGAATAGTATTTTTTGTTAAAGCTACTGTTATATCATTATCACCTGATAATAAATTAAATCTATTGTTAGTTCCTCGTTTTGTATCTACACCAACTGATTGTTTTATATTATAAACTGCATCGTATGTAAAATCATTTACATCACCATTTCCAAAAAATTCGATATATGGTTCAGGGTCAGTTTCTTGTTTATCTAGTGAGAAAACTATAATATCATCCTCATCTAGTACAAATCCGGTTTGACCATAGTTGGTTCTCCATTTAAGTGCACTATCACTAGGAACATCTCCAATAATTCGTATCTTATAAGGTTCTGTTGGTTTTACCTCTTCTAATACAATATCTTCTAAATTAAAATCTAAATTAAAAGATATTAATCTCTTTTTTATATCATTTAATCCAGTAAGGTCATTTGGACGGGAAGGTGATGGGTTTGGTACCCACTTACCATCTATTTTTTGTTCTATCTTAAGTTCGTAATATGTAGTAACATTTTGACCTATTGGTAATATTAACTCCTTGGTTTTAACTATACCAGTAGGCTTGGCAGGACTTGTACCCAACCCTGAACCCCTTATTGGAATTTTAGTAGTCCTTGTAGGCCTTGCACCACGAGAACCACCTCCTCCACCAGAAAGTCTTAGGGTTCTATTTGAATCACCGAAGTTTCCATCTCTACCTGAGCCTCCTCCTTCAATTCGGTCAAAAAAATCATCTAATATTGCCATTTATATTATCCTAGTTTAACTCTTGTTAAAACATATTAAAATTTTGTCTATTTCTTCTATCACCTAATCCAGTATCCCCATATCTAGCATCATTATCGATTGCATCAAAATCATTAACCGATTCTCCTCCGTTAAATCCACCGCCTCCGCCTCGTGAACCTCCACCTCGTGAACCTCCACTTGAACTACCTCCACCCCTAGGTGGTAGGTCAGGTCGTATTACATCTTGTATCGGTGGTGGTGGTGGGAGTATAATTTCTGATATTGGTTTAATATCAGTAGTTATTGTTCGCTGAACTGTACTAATCTTATATTCTTGCACCACAGTATATCCTTGTTTAATAACCGTAATTACCTTCGGAGAAAGTAATTCCTTTTCAGTAAAGTTTAATACATCTGGTGTATATCCTACTTCCTTACCATTAACCAATATAGCTGCTGTTGTACCAACACCTTTTCCTGATAATCTTACATTTACCTTTACAGGTGTATTATAATCATTTACAACAGGTAACGGAGTTGGTTTTCGATATCTACATTTCCCATTATCATAAGTAGCTGAACTATTATAGTTTAAAGCTGTTACATCCATACATCCACCAATAATTGGAGTTAGTTTTGGGCCTTCTATTGGTTTATCAGGAACAATTTCTTCAATTTCCTCAATTGGTAGTGGTGGTGGAAGTATATCAATAATTGGTCTAGGTGGTGGTGGTGGAGTAAAGACTGGGCCAGATGACCTACCACCTCCTCCGCCTCCTCCACCTCGTGGAATAAATGTTTCAAACGAATCTTCATTATTTCCAAATGGGGACAGGTAATCACTACCAAAGTTTGTTTCAAACTCATCGTGTCTATTTCTACCCTCATCAAATGAAAATTGTTGTCTTCTAGCCATTGTTATTATCCTTTATATAAATATACTTCTTTATAAAACATTAATTAAATCTTCTCCTACTAAATATACCCATATCTTCGGTAAGTACACTTTGGGTTCTTGTAAATGGATTATTCATCTCTCCGCCGATTCCAATTCCAATTGCATCTCCAAAGTATTCAGAATATCCACCTCCGCCTCCGCCACTTGATACTATCGGTGGTGTTGGTCTCGGTGGTGTTGGTGTCGGTGGTTCTGGTATTATAATATCAGGTATCACAAAATCAACAAACGGAGTTTCTATTGGCTCCGATGGTGGAATTGGAATTGGTTTTGGGTTAGGTATGAATATCGGTTCTATTGGTAGAATCGGTACTATTTTATACTTACAAGTATTGTTGTCCAATGTTGCAGATGAATTGTAGTTTATAGCTAAAGGGTCTGTACAACCTCTTACTTTTGCAGGTGGTTTTGGTAGTGGTGGTAATGTTGTTTCACCACAATTACCTAATTTTTGAATCTTTAATCCAGGTAAATTACTAACAGTTCCCTCTTGTGCACATACTAATACTCGTTCTTTTGGTCTTAAATTTGAACTCGTTTTTACATTACCAACAGCATCATTATATGTAAAAGATAAGGTACTACCTTTTATCTCAGCAATATATTCAAAATCATCTACCATATCTTGTTCGTAGAATTCTTGTCTGTTTTTACCATTTCCTCTAAAATATGGTTCCTTTAGTGTTGGTTTAGGAAAGTATCTCTTACCACCACTTGTTGTTGTTGAACAGTTTTCAACCATATAAGAATATACCTTTGGTGGTATTACTTTTATTTTAGGAACCTTTCTTACATCTCCAGTAAGTATAGGTTCTGCGTTCTTAGCTCTTGAAATTTCAAATTTATCATATTCCTTACCTTTTGCTTGTAAGTTTCTATCATTGATATCTTTATATGAAATACCACCAGTCTTAGACCACACATACCAAGTTTCATTTACTTCTTGAACTGGAGGTGGTGGTGGTGGAATTATATCTTCTACTGAATCAATTTCTATTGGGTCAGGTATTACTTTACTTTTATATTTACAACTACCATCACTTTTTGTTGCATATTTATTATAATTCAATGCCGATGCATCAGTACAACCCTCTACAACTATAGCTTCTACTATTTGTCCAGAATATTTACAACTACCATCATTTTCTTTCGCCATTGGATTGTAGTTCATAGCATTTTTATCAGTACACCCTCTAACAATTCCAACTATCTCATCAGGTACAGTTGATTTGATTGGTTGGTTAGATGATGCAGATTTTAATATACTCTTTACTCTATCCAAAGAAACTTGTTGTTCTTTACTTAATTCATTTTCTTCTTGAATATCTCGTGTTGGTAAGTATTTGTTTACCGAATTTAAGAAACAACTCTCAGCTGTTTTTATAATTAAACTTACACTCAATTCTACAATTTCTTTAGAAAGTGGATTACCATAAGTACTTTTTCTAACATCCCACTCTCTATCCGAAATAAAATACTTCATAGAGTTAATAAACTCTTTTCGTATATTTTGAAGTAGTTGTTCAAAATCAATTCCAAATTCTTTTTCTACTAATTTTTTATAACCAATACCACTTGCTATAGTTCCTTTGAGTTTTAAAAAATCTTCTAGTAATCTCTGTACATCAATACCTTCAATGAATCTACTTGCATAATATATTGTATCATCTCTAAAATTACCATCTTCTGTAAATAAGTTATACCTTTTTATTAAATCTTTCGGAGATTGGTTTTTTATTGGTAGTAATCTAATTTCAGTTCGTGATGGTGAAATTTCATGTATCCATAATTTATCAGATAATACTTCCTCAGAACCTATTCTTCTATTTAAGAGAGTTACCTGTGTTTTAAATATTCCATTTGAATATCCTGCATCATTAATTAGTTTTTCTAAATCAATTAAGAATTCAGGAGCTTCATTAATTTGTTGTCTATTAGGAGAGTCATCTGATTTTATAAAATATTCACTAAAATTAGAATCACTTATATGAATATATCTAACTAATTTGGCATCATCACCTTGAGGCAGTTGGTTATCATTTGAATCGTATAAAACGAATTCAATCATATCAGAATTACCTAAACCAAAATAAGATTTTTTAATTTCCTTTTCGAAAATTTGCCTATCTTCTTTTGCTACAAGGTAACCTCTCCTATCTACTACTTCTTTAAATTTATCTATTGCCATAATATATTAGGTTTTTCTACGTCTTCTAGCCTGCCAGTAATGTGTTTTTAATACAAATGTTTCTTGAGTATTTGCATTCGTAAATACAATATCAGTTTCATATGTTCCCTTACCAGTAGAACCTCTACTTAAATTCATAGATTTTATACCAGGTGATGAACCACCATCTGGACTTGCTGGTACTATTACTTTACTAGGTACACCATTTAACCATTTACCTTTTTTTACAACTGTTTCTCTTACATTTAATGTTACAGATTCAGTACCTACGTTAAACCAATCAAATTTCATACCTGAAAGAATTCCTTTAGGTCCTTTTCTTCTATCATCCCAATAAACTTGATGACTTGGTTTTGAGTTTTTGTTTGATAATTTACCTGCTATAGCTACAGTACCTTTTATTTGTGTCTGAGGTCTTCCGTTTGTTATAACTGTTAAAGATGCTTGTTTAGCTTGTTCTATTTCAGCATCAGCGGCAGCTTGTACAGCTTGTTGTTGTTGTTCATTAACTTGCTGTTGTATCTCTTGTTGATTTTGTAAGGATTTTACAATATCTTGTTGTGATGATAATTGAGTTTGTAAGGTTTCTTTTTGTGCCTGCAACCCTTTTACTTGTGCAGTTAAAGATACTCGTTCAATTCCTTCTTTAGTTCCCTTTATAACAGAATTTTGATAATCTGATAATAGTTCATTATATCTAGCTAACGCGGCTTGTAATTCAGCATCTCTATCAGCTATTTGTTCTCTTAGTGCATTTACATCAGATTGTAAACCTTGTACTTGAGAAGCGATAGATGCTTTTTCAGAAGTTAGTCTATTTATTTGATTAGATAGGTCTACATTCTTTCGTATCTCGTTTCTAAGTTTGCTTTGCTCATCTGTATATAGTTTTCTTTTAACAAAATCACCTTTTTGTACTTGGTCAGGTTTTATTAATTCATCAACTTTTAAATCTTTTGCTTTCCGTAATTCATTTTCATCATATACAGGTCTTTCAATTCTACCTGAAGTTTCTCCTGAAAATGATTCTTGATTTGCAAATCCTGCTAATTCTTCTGCGGTTGGAATATAGTCCTGTGCTACTAAATCTTCCTTTGTTCTTGGTACAATCGTGGGTGCCTTTATTGGAACACTTCCAAATGGCTTTTCTGTTCCTAATACTCGTGTACCACCTTTTTTTGTAAGAAACTTTCTTTTAGGTTTTATTCTAGGATTTGGTTTGTTTTCTTTTTTTCTTTTTTTCCACTCATAAATCTCATCCTTTGGTAAATCAGGTGGTATTTGTTTTCCACCACTTTTTCGCACAACAATTCGGTTAGCTTCATCTCGTGGAATAGCCTTTTCGCCTTTCTTAACAAGTTCATCAATTCTGAATCTATCTTTTAAACCCATCCTATACCTCTACTGTAAACGTTAAATCCTTATCACTAAAATAATCTACTGCACCATCTCGTACTGTTTTTATTTCTATATAGTAATCTCTATTATATTCAAAATTAGTTAAATTTAATTTAAAATAATTACCATTAGAATCACAACTAACTTTTGTATAATCATCATTAAATGGTACTACTACTTCACCAGTTACTATATCTTTAATTTGATAATAAGTTGTTGATGGTAAATATTTTACATCTGTATAAGCATATGTGTTTGTATATGTTTTAAGAGGATATTTTTCTCTACCAAAAACTCTGATTGTAGGACTACTTCCTTCTTTATATCGTGCTTTTAATCTTTTAAAGGTAACATGAATATCTTCCGAAGTTAATTCTGTTAATGAACCCGTTGAGAATGAGGAATCATCCCAACCAATTCTTAATTTTGGTTGATATATTGTATTTGTTTCTTTTCCAAAAAACTTTAACTGTCCATAATCTTCAGTATCATTTTCTATAGCAGAATCATGTTTTATAATCCAACCTTCATTTGGTAGTGTACCACTAATCCAACTATTCATTGAACTTAATACATCCATTTCTATATCAGATGTTTCATATGAAAATGATTGAGATGCAGCAGAACCAGTGTACCAAGTACCACCATTTCCGTTAAAAGAACCTGTTGTTCCTGTACTATATCCTGTACCTAACCATTTTTTAGAAGTTCGTGTTAACCACGAAACTCCATCAGATGATATTTCATCAAACCTTGTTCCTATACCCATATCCCATGATTGAGAAACTGGATATGCATAGATTGTATAATCAATTGGAATTTCACTTGATTCATATTCTGTTAAAATTAAATCAGCAGAACTCATTGTTACTTCACCACTAGCTAGTGATGATGATAAGTTTGTAGTTTCAAATTTTATTAATGCTCTGGCAGTATCTTTTAGATTTCCATAAAATATTTTAGATACCTCAAGAGCCTCATCAAGTCCAGTATTCTGACTTGGTTGTTGTAAAAAAATTGTTGAATCTTTAGATGCTGTTACGAAATAATACATTATACAACCCTCCCTTGAATATCTTTGTTTGGAAACTTTAATTCAAAAATAGAAGGGTCTAAAGATGGATACACCATTTTACCTTTAGTTGCCTCTTGTATATTATATGAGTTAGAAGAATAGTTTCCTAAACATTTGTTAGTAATTTCACATTTTGGTACCGATTGAACTCCTTCTATTCCTGCTATCAGAATTTCAACTTCAGAAATATTAATTGGCATATTAAAAGTCCAATTATCTATATTAAAATATTCTTTTAATTCTGTTATACATTTTGTAAGGACTTCTCTCTTATTATATCCACCATAAACTCTCACTTCAAAATCAACTCCTACATTTATAACAAATCCATCTATAATATTAACACCATCTGTTAACATTCGGTATTCTCCAATATATGTTTTTAAATTTTCTTTAATTGCCTTATTTAATGTAGATAAATTTTTATTTGAATTATAACCCAAAACATATAAGTTAATTGCAAATGGATTATTTTTTTCAGTAGGATTATTTTTTTTACCACTTAAAAATTTTCTAAGTTCATCTTTTATATCCTCTTCATCTAGTTCTTTCTTGTTCATACTTTGAACAAGTCCTGCAAATTCATTTAATGATTCAGGATTTTTTAATATAGATGATGGTGAATTATTATCCAACTCCCCATCTGGTGCACAATATGCTTTGGCAATCCCACCAAACTTAGGTGGTAATGATAGAGCTCTTACTTGATAATCCTTTCGTGTTACTGCTCTGTTTTGTGAACCAAACATAGCTAATGAATTTTCTCGTATTTCATTTATTGTTTCAGCTCCTCTACCTCCAGTAGCTGGTTCTTCGTTATCTACCCCAACTGAAGATTTCATTTGTCTATATAATCCTAAATCATTTTGAGCAAATGTTTTTGTATCATCATCAAATTCTATTCTTCTTATAGAAGTTAGTTCTCCCTTAGATGTGTTTGATTTAACACCACCACCAACTAAGTAACTAATAGTGAATTCACCAGTAGGTGCTTGACCGTATGATTGTGTTTTTAAGAAATTCGATGGGTCAAATGATTCACTTAATCTATCTATCGATGAATTTAATCCCAATCCTACATTTTTAAAATTAGGAACAAGTGTTTCATCATTAGTAGAAGTACCTCCACCAAATATAATTGATGTTGTATTATCTTCATTTATAGTTGTAGTAAATCTTCTTGAAGTTTTTATTACTCGTAATATACTAGATACTGAATCTTTAAATTGAGCTAAATCTTTATCAGTTTGTTCTGAAGTTGGATAATCAACATACACCATTTCTTGTGCAAGATAAGGTACATTGTACCACTTGTTTCCATTAGAATCTCTTACATCATATACATCAATTACATTTTTATCTGCTAATTTAATTTGAGAAAAATCAATAGGATTTGAACCAAAATTATATTTTATACTTTTTAATTCAGCAGAAATAGCATTTATATATTTTTTAATTAAGTACTGAGTTGGTTCATTTGTAGATTGATTTCTTTGATAAACTGTTATTTCTCTATCAGCCTCTTCATTGAAATCCAACATTTCAGTTGTTCTAAATTTTGTATTTGATTTAGTTGATTCAATTATCATCCCTTCTTTAATTCGTAAATAATAATCGGAATCTGGACTAACATCAGCACCCATACCTTGAGCAGGTACTAGTTGATACACACTCATTCTAACAATTGCTGGTGAGGTTACCTTTGGAGTATATCCTAAATATTTAGCAAGAGCTATAACATTTTGTTTATCCTCAGCATATAACATTAATGATTCTTTTAATGAATCATCTATATAATAAGAAAGAATATCCCCAACATATGATGCCATCTCGATGAACATCATACCAGGTGATGATTCGTTAAAATCAGAATATGTCTTAGGAAAATAAGTCTTAGAATATTCTATTAAATTTTTTCTAAAAGAAGCGAAGTCTTTGCTAAGATACTTAACATCTCTTCCTTGATTTGATTTTCGTGTTACACTATTTAATGCCATCTTTTATTATCCCTGTACTGTGAATGTTACTTCTTGTAATTCAATTTGTTTACCTACTGTGAATTTTAGGTGTAAGTTTACTTGATTTCTATCTGTTAACTCATCCGTTATTTCAACTTCAATATCTTTTATATTAATATATGGTAACCAAAACCCCACATTTTTTGTTATCGTATCCTTAAGTCTTTCTTCAAACCTCGCATCGATTGGTTCAAATAATAATCTCGTAAGACCAGTACCAAATTCTGGTTGCATTATTCTCTCACCTTTTTTAGTGAGTAATAGATTTTTTAAATTAGCCTTAGCCTGGTCAAATGATGTAAATGTTTGATTAAAGAATCCCATTGGCCCATTAGCTAATGGAAAATCCAATCCATAAGCAAATGAGTCGAACTCTGCAGAATCTTTTACATTTTTTTTACCAATAACATAAGCCATCTTACTTTATCCTATCTTTTAAACTTTTTAACCAATGCAGAATTATCTCTGTTTAGTATTCTATCCAAACCAGGTAATCCTGTCTGAACTCCTAGTCCTGTTTTACTTGCACCCTTTGATGGAGTTTGATATCCCATTTTGTGTGCCATCTGTGTTCTCATTCCATCAACTCCAGCTCCTGCTCCTTGAGATGTAAATGATACGGTTTTATCCATACTCTCTTGAATTGGTTCTTGTTGTGGTAGAGTATCTAATACTGATTTACCACTACCTGGTGTTCCTCCACTTGCTCTTTGTGCTTTTGTAAAGGGAGTTGTCATATTTAAAACCTCATTTATAGATTGGTTTTTAGAATATGTTTTCTTTGAGGTTGCTCTCTCGTGTTCTAACGCAAGTTCTACTTGTTGGAAAGGGTCTATTTCTTCACTAACGACTTGCGTAGAGGGAGGAGCAACACCCCCCTTCACCTCTTTTAATCTTTTATTTACTTCCTCTTCCAATATCTTTGGAAAAGTTTTCGATAAAAAGAGTTCTTGTTGTTTGGCAGTTTCTACCTCAACAAGAGTCTTTATTACTTTTATTAATTGTTTGTTGTTCATTTTGAAATCTGTTTATCTTAATATAAATATATCTTTGTTGATTTTATGGTTCTTACCCAGGAACCAACCAACCTTTCCATGGTCTTACACCAGGTGCAGGTGGTACTACTGGAAATCCAGGATAGTTTGATATCGTATCGTAGTTACCTTGTACGGTTGTTAGATGTACTGTAAATCCACCTACAAGCTTATTTAAAAATTGCATTATATTTAATGTAGGTGCATCAGGTCCTGTGGGTGACCATGTACCTGGATTAGTAACATAAGCAGCTGTTGATGCGATATTTACTATTGCTCCAATTGCAGGTATTGGTGGAACTATTGTAACTAATTTAGCACCAGTCCAATATTTTATAGAGGCCTTTCCGATTTCATCTACAAACGTATGAAGTCCATCTTGTTTTGCAAAGTATGATTCACAAGCTCGAACACAAGCACTTTCCATGGCCGAATTCTTACCAGTAGCAATTGGGCCTTGGTTTGTTGTTTGTTTTCCTCTTTTAATTGCTTGGTCATATTCATTAGTTATTTTTGCTGACCAATCTTCATATGAACCAACTCCTGATTGGTTACTCATATAAGAATACATATTTGCTTTGAATAATGAAAATGACATTTGTTATTCCGTAAAATTTAAAGTTGATAATATCGTATCTAATTTAGCTTTTATAGCATTATAAGCTGGTGCGTTTACTGGTGGTGCGGAGGGGCCACATGGAGTTGGGTGTGTTTCTTTTGCTAACTCGGTTAGTATTTCTGCTAATATATCAATAAGAGTTTGTCCTCTACTTAATGGTTCAGCATTAGATTCAGTATTTAAATATATCTCACCACTACCACCTAAAAAATACATATTATTATCATTAGTAGTTGTTCGATATTCACCATTCAAATCTATCTCAGCACCAGCATTACCATTATCTATTGTAAGTTTACCATCGGATATAAATGAATAATCTTTTTTTGAAAAGAAAATCATTTCAGAATCCTTGGATGATAAAATAATTCTACCACTATTAATTAATATTTGGTCAGTTCCTTTTAGTTCTTCAGGTGGAGTGTGATATACAGGTTCGGTGTCAAATGGAACATCATCGGTACCTGGTGCAAAATCTAATTCGTAATCTCCACTAGTTATAGCGATAGTAGAACCATCTTCAACAATATCCTCTTCTGTTATTTCAAATTCTTTTAAATCTTCAATAGATTTATCATTTTGTCTATTTCGTATAATAATAGTTGGTGAAAATAAATTATCATCATTATTATATCCACTAAAACGAATTGATTGTCCAAATCGTGATTGTATTATTTTATCACCCTCATAATATACAAGTGGATTGATTTGTGTTGATTCAAAGTATTCTCCAAATTTAGCTGTTCTATCTCCATCTCCATCCGAAGTTGGTGTTCCTGTTTGAGATGTTTCCGAATAATCACCAGAACCTTGTTCTGAATTTTCTGTTGGATATCCTTGTAACAAAGCATCTTCTTCAGAGTTTCCTTTATTTATATCAGGATTAAAAATACGTTTGTAATGCATCTGACCACCTAGTGGGAATAACTGAACAGTTTCTCCAATCAAGGGTAATCCTTCCTCTATATCATATGGTGGGTAACTTGGTATATCAGCTAAATCATAAGATGAATCTTTTCGAGTAACGATTCTAGCAAAACCAAGTTGGAAATCCTTATCAGATAACGTATCCTCAGTTCCTTCTGGTAATATAATTGTACCAAACTCACTATCATCAACATGGACATATGATACTACTCCTGTTAATGAGGGGGTTTGTGTTTTCTTATTTGATAAAAACGCACTATTTGAAGATTGTTTTCTACTACTCATCTGCTATTACCCTTTGTTTCAATTCTTCTACTTCATTAGTAAGTTCATCAACTTTTATATCTTGTTCATCTGCAACTTGTGAAATAGTCTCATCCAACTGTTTTAGTAATTGTTCTTTTTCATCATCAGAAAGAAATCCACTATCTCCTTCTGCTTTTTGTGATGCTCCAATAATTCTTTGTGCAATTGCTGCCATCTTGATTAGTGAATCATCGTTCTTAACTGATGTATCAACTAAATCTTTTATGATTGGCCCAATTACTGCCATATCCCCAGCATGTCTAATTACTGTTTTCATTTCAGCAATTAGTTCTGAGATTCTTTGTTTCTTGTTTTGTTGATTATCGTAGATATCTTTAAACAATCCACTAAGGTTCTTACCAGGAAATAATTCAAAATCTGTACTCATGATTATACCATATTAGTTGTATATAAATATAGTAAACGAAAAAACCCCACTTTTAGTGTGAGGTTTAATCTTAAACGCGTTGTTAGAATTAC